CAACCTCCTATGGAACAACCAATGAATACACCAATGGGAGGAGCAGAAGATGCTGTTCTCGATATGCATCTTACAGAAGATGTTAAAAAAGCACTATCGGCAAAAGGTATAGATGTATCTGCAGTAGCAGACAGAGGCCCTAAAGAACCAGTAGTAGTAATACCAGTTTCAATAATTATGAATAAATATCCAAGTGATTCACCAGACAATTCAATGCAACAATTTGTAGAGGATATGACATCTGCACAACAACCAGTTTCTGCTGAGCAACCAATGGCTGCTCCTGCAGAAGCTCCTGCACCAGAGGGTTTAGGAGCACCAATGAACAGGCCACCTATGACTGCTTAGTCGTAGCCCCTGAAAATTTTTTAAAATTCGGGCGACCTGTTCTTCCAACAGCACCCACAAGGAGATAAAATGGAAGACCAAAGAGAAGATATTCAACAAGAAAAGGATGAGCCTAATCAAGTTGAAGAGATTCAAACTGAGGCTTTTCTCGAGCCTACACCTTATAGAAATAAATATAAAAAAGATTTAAATAAGGATGAAACAGAGGATACAGCTACCGTTTCAAAGGACACTTCTTCAGACGAAGAAGCCACTCCCGATGAAGAACGCCCTGTTAATGCTGAAGAGAAAGTGTTTAAGAAACGTTACGACGACCTTAAACGACATTATGATTCTACTGTCAATAAGCATAAAGACGAAGTTATTAAACTTAGAAAACAGCTAGAAGAAGAAGCAGGTAAAATACAGCTACCTAAAACAAAAGAAGAAATAGAAGCTTGGCGTACTAAATATCCAGATGTCTATGATGTTATAGAAACTATAGCATATACTAAAGCTGATGAAAAGACTAAAAAAATCGAAAGTGAACTTAAAGAACTAGAAACAAAACAGGTATCAGTTCAAAAAGAGAAAGCTGAGGTTGAATTAGCAAAACTTCATCCAGACTTTAATGAAATTAGACAAGATGAAAAATTTCATGAATGGGTTAGTCAACAAGATGCTACAATTCAAGGGTGGTTATATGATAATGCAACTAATGCAACATTAGCAGCAAGAGCTATTGATTTGTACAAAGTAGATACAGGTTATAGCAAAAAGAAAACTCCTAATAAATCATTAGAAGCATCTAAATCTGTAACTTCTACAGCTAGAAAAGAAGTAGATGTAACAAATAAAAAAGTCTGGAAACTTAGTACTATAGCTAAAATGAAACCTCAAGAGTTTGTAAAACACGAAAAGGATATTGATTTAGCTAGACGTGAAGGTAGAATTGTTAATGGCTAACTTTTTTTAACAGTCTATAGGAGGACAACATGGCAATATCAAAAGCAGCCGGTTATGACAACTTACCTTCGGGCAATTGGCTACCGGTAATCTATAGTCAAAAAGTCCAAAAGTTCTTTAGAACTGCATCAGTAGTAGAAGACATTACTAATACTGATTATGCAGGAGAGATTGATAACTACGGAGATACTGTTAACATTATTAAAGAGCCAACAATTAGCGTAAGTTCATACACTAGAGGTGGAGCAATTAACATCCAAAATCTAGCTGATGACCAACTACAAATGGTAGTTGACCAAGCTAATGCGTTTGCATTTAAAGTTGACGATATCGAAGAAAGACAAGCTCACGTGAACTGGGAGGCTTTGGCTACTTCTTCTGGAGCATATGCTCTAAAAGATAAATATGACGAAAACGTAATTGCAGCAATGATATCTGGTGCAGGTACAACTGTAGGTTCTGATGGTTCTGGAACTGATACTGGTTTTGACACTAGTGAAACAGACCCACTTAACATTATGGCTAACTGTGCTAAAAGATTAAATGGCAATGACGTTCCAATGGATAACAGATGGTTTTTAGGTTCACCAGAATGGTATGAGCAATTAGCTCAATCTTCTGCAAAACTTTTAGATGCGTCTGTTACTGGCGATGCGGCATCACCTATCAGAAATGGTAGAGTAATGGACGGTCTAGTACAAGGATTTAAATTGTACATGACTAACAACTTCGCTGCTTCATCAACTTCTAACTACTACAAAATTCTTTGGGGACATATGTCTTCTACTGCAACTGCTAACGCTATTGCAAAAACAGAAGTCGTAAGAGACCCAGATTCTTTTGCTGATATAGTTAGAGGATTACACGTGTTTGGAAGAAAAGTACTTCGTTCGGAAGCACTTATGATTAGACACGTATTAATAGACTAATAGGAGGACACTAGAATGGCAACAGTAAGTAAAGTAACTGGTTCAACTTCTGGCCATCCTTCTACTAGAAGGAAGCCTTATTGGGTTGAAAACACAATTGACAACTCATTATTTGACCCTGCATCTGGTGATACAATTCAAGCTCTAAACGTACCGGCAGAAACGCTAGTACTATGTGCGGGTATTGAAGTATTAACTGCAGGTTCTACTTCTGTAACTTACGATGTAGGTTATGGTGGAGACGCAGACAGATGGGTCGATGGTGATACTAACGCAACTGGTCACGCTGACCTAAGAACTGTAACTGACAGTGCTTCAACTGGTTTACCATTTGGTAACATGGTTGTATTTGGTTCTGCTGATACTATTGATGTAACAATTGGTGGTGCACAGGATACTGCAGGTAAAATCAGAGTTTGGGCATTAATGTGTGATATTAGCGGTTCAGATGAAACTGCTTCAAACACTGCGTAATTAATATAATATTTGGGGGCTAAATGCCCCCTTTTATAAGATTTTTATTGACAGATTAGTATACAGCGATATAATAAATATATGACTAAA